CGAAGCAAACTTTCCGATAATGCCCTGGTTTTCTCGCCGAAAGGATTCTAAATTTTGTATTTTTTCTTCCTGCCAGGCCGGCCACCGAAAGCCCTCTTTTTCTTCCCATGCTTTATGGGCGGTTAAATTCCGTCGAAGCGAGGCAATCAGTTCAAGCTCAATTTGTACGAATAAATCCGACAGCTCACGCCAAGTCAATCAGCTCACCTCCCACTGAAGGAGGCTCCTCTACTACTTCAATTCCGCGCGCCTTTTTAATTCTCAGCACTTCTTCCTTTTTCCAATTCTCGTCTTTTGAAGCGCCCCACAATTCGTCCACCTGGCTTTCAATACTCATAATGGATGCGGTTGCCGCCTTCCCGATAGATTCGATTCTGGAATTGAAATCCGGTGCGCCGTACTCTCCAAAGCTTACGGTAGGATTATAAGCTTTCGCCGGCAGATTGTGCATGTTGTCATAGGTCATGAGTATTGCGGACACCAATTGGGGAAGCACCTTTTCCAAAGTATCCGTGATAATATTTCTCGTATAGCCGGTTACATCCTTTTTCTCTCTCTGCGCCTCTCCAGACGCGGTTTTGCTTACGTCAATGCCGAGAGTGGCGGGAGAAATAATCCCTTGCAGGCACATATCAAGCATTGCCGTATAGGTAGATAAGTAGGCTTCATACCTAATCTCCGGCTGAATGGTTTCGATCTTGTCGTTAGATTGAGAGCCGTCGTCTCCTTCTACAGCTACAAAGTTCGTACCAAACGAGTTTACCGCTCCCAGATCGCCGTTAATTGGATTTCTGGGAATCATGGTCTCCGGTATGTATTTCTGCACTCTGCCAGCCCGGACAGCGTCAATCCATTGGCTGATAGTCTCGTCGAAAGCGTCAAATACTCCCGTTTTCCCATCATAAATGGATTTTCCGCGCCCCGGAAAACGCGGGTTTTTATAAATCACGAAAGGAACGGCCAAAAGATAATCCCCTGAAACCACAGTGGTCTTCAAATCCGCCAATTCCTTTACCGTTGATAAAGGAATCTCTTTGCCCTTTTCAAATAAGGCGTAAGATACGCAAGCGCATTTTTCGCCGTCCTGATCCTTGGTTTTTGCGTATCGCTCTCTAAGCCGATATTCGTTTTTTCCCGAATTGATCTTAGTCCAAAAGTCAACGCCGTACACATAACCGTGTTTTGTTAAAAAATCCACCCGGTCCGCGGGATAAAACTCCACAATCGGATAAGGCGACACATCGGTATCAACTGAAATTTTAAACGCGCCGTCGTCTGAGCTTAGCGCGTCTCTTACCGCCTGCCCGACTAAATCATCAAAGCCGATTTTTTCGGATATTTCATTCCATTTATTTTTGCTTTCTTCGTCGTCTTCAAATTCAACTTCATTTAAATCCGACTTTACGATATAAGCGAGGGTATCGACAATCATTGCCGGAAGCCCGCTGTGGATTTTTCTGATGTTTTCAGTTTCCGGTACAGCCGCCCAAAACCTTGAGCCTTCACCGTATCCAACGCCGATCTGTTTATACAACTGCTCCAGCTCGTAAGCGTCGCCGCGATACCATATCTTATTCCTGATTACTTCGGTTTCAAAGCTTAAAGGTTCATTGATCGTAATAGACCTATTATCTGCCGGTATGATATCCAGCCAATTTCTAATCATTTCCTTAAACCACCCCATTTTATCCCCGCTTTCATGATCTATGTAATTTTTTTCTCAAAACAGTATTTACAAAGTATCGGATATCGTCCATAGCATGATCGTTTTCCTTGATCGGCTTATCGGATTCGCCTTTTTCGTCCCAAGAATAGCTTCCAAATTCCCGAATAGCGTCTTCACAGGAAGAAGAAAACTTTAACCGCCCTGTATTCAGCGCCGTAGCTACATTGCGTATTCCTTCCAACACGTCGTTGTTTGCGTGGTGAACCCGAAACCGTCCATGCCGCTTAATGCAGGTAATAAAAGAAGATGCCGACGGGTCGATAATAATCCGCTCTATGTATTTATCACCTGCAAAGTTTTCCAGATCCGTGTAATACTCCTCGTCCGTTTTAGGCAGCGCGTTTTTTCTTCCGGAATAGTAGTATTCTTTTTCTCTGTAGGCGATTCCTTCAGAAGTTACCAGCCATAAACCCGCAGAAAACGGATTGTAGGTGCCGTAATCTATGCTGATATAATATTCTCCATTGTCCGGAAAGGAATCCGTGACGTGCTTATCCCTTCGAAACATGGGATAAATAAGCCCCTCGGCCCGTACCCATTCGCCTTTAATATACCGGTCATAAAACACACCAGAATATAGGCTGTAATATCGTTCTAAAACCTCTGGAGAAAGCGAAGGATTGTCCTCCATCAAAAAGTGAAGGTGAAGAGCGTTCTTTTCTTCTGCACATAAAATCCATTCCTGATAAAACCAATGAGAAGGAGCGTCCGGGTTGCAGTTAAACCAGAAACGCGATCCTTCCACAGAGCATCTAGCTAATGCCTGTTCCACAAAAGAACGCGGCATAAGGGCAACCTCATCAAGAAAAACTCCTGCTAAGGTAATGCCTTGTATTAACGCCGCAGAACCTTCATCTTTGCCGCCAAATACATAAAAGTAATTTGTTTTCCTTCCTCTGGTTACCGTAAGCAAATGGTTTGTGAATGACCAGGACAATTGATATCTGTTTTTTAAAAGATACCTTACTGACAACAGCGGAGTAATTACGTTTCTAACTGCGGATTGTACGGTCTTTCCGCAAATCGAAAAGTTCCTTTGATTAAATTCGTTCATAGCCCATATGATAAAGGCCAGTGACATCACAGAGGTTTTTCCCGACCGAACCGCGCCGTCGCAGATCAAAGCCTGGTAACTAGTTTTTGAAAACGTCAGAATCTGTATTTGTTTATTCGACAAGCCTTCCGCCATCGCTGATCACCTTTTCAATGCTTTTTGTTAACGGGTCATCTTCTATTTCTTGGTCAATTCCATTTGTGTTTCTATCAAACATACCTAGATGCTTACCAATCAGCTCTAGGGCTTTGAGTTTATCGGCCAACCGTATTTCCGTTCCGTTTTGTGTTTCTTTAATTGAAACAACCGCAGCTTTTTGCGATTCTGTAAGCTCATCGGTAGAAACAAAATCAACCCCGCCGCCTGGCACTATTTTTGCGTAATCTGTTGCCCTCGCAAATCCAATAGCCGCTAATTCTTGGATTACCCGATCCTGAGTGATTTCGGTACGCTGTTCACGCGCTTGCTTTCGTTGTTGAATTGCTTTCTGAATTAAAGGTTTTCTAAGGTTTTCAGTTCCAATAGAAAACGCGGTTTTTTCACTATATCCCGCTCGAATCGCCGCTTGTGTAGCATTTAAATCTATCAGATATTCATCTACAAATCTTTGCTGTTTCGCAGTTAATTTCGCCATACCACCACCACAATTTCAGGATAAATAGAAAGACCGCAAAGCCGTTAGGCCTGCGGTCCTTAGGAAAGTAGGTCAATGAACCTTGTACACTTTTCTATGATACTATTATAAACCGGATAAACCGGAATTTTCGGAATCACTCAAAAATTTTTCAAGTTTTTTTCTTGGGGTTCCCTCATCTCGCTTTCCAAGCCTCATAGCTACCTGGGTCCAAGTCATATTTTTTATGTATTTTAAGCGAATGATTCTCCTGGTTTCACTATCCTGAATGGAATCAATGAAACCTTCAATTTCTAGTCGTTTCTGCTCAAGTTCCTTTTTCTTCAGGGTTAATTTGAAATCCAGGGTATAGGAATCATTAGATACACCCCATACCGTTATTCCGTGCTGTGTATAAGGATAGTCTTCCATTGATCCGGTGACGATATCTGACACAGGAGATTTTCTTTTGTCCAATTCAGCTTCCAATTCCTTTATCTCTTCTTTAATGCTGGTATATTGTTCTAGCTGTTCTTTTGTCAATTTTTCAACCTCCTCTATCACTCTTTAGGTGCTGGACGAAATATTATTGGAAGCCAATGAGGCGTTTTGTAATTTATGTTTTTCTTTACGACAGGGAATTTCATAACACTGCCGTCCAAAATATATGTAATAACGTCGCAAGGCTCTTTTTCTATTTTACCTTGTGATTGAAGAGACAGTAATGCGGAAACGACCTTTTCATTCCAGCCGGACCAGAAAATAACATTATCACAAACATCCGAATAAATTTCAAGATTTCCCTTCCAATCGATTCCGCTGTTTTCAAAAAACACTTCTAGCTCTCGATATGTTACGTAGTCGTGGTTGTCTATATATTTTAAAATTTTGTCCTCAATAGTCATTTCAGCTACCTCCAGTTTTTATAAATGAGAATATGTTTTTGCCGTACTCACATTCCTAATTCATCTAATATGTAATCAAAAAAACAGTCCCAGGCACCTTGACTTCTAAGCCTCGGATCCCTGGCAAACCAGCCAACAAGGAAATCAGCTTCATGCTTCGCTATGGAATAGGCTTCTAATTTATTAGCAAATTGCCTGTGCTTTCGCCATGTTGCCCGCTTCGCTACGTTTTCTAGTTCCGGTTCTATCTCATACAGCATATCTAGCCGCCAAGGAATAAAGTAACTGGTATCCAGTCTTTGAATATCAGCTGCCGATTTGACAGAATTTGAAATTTTTGACGAACCCATTCTATCCTCCTTTGTTTTCACAGTCGTTGGCGTTGTGTCACTGTCACGATTATTTTTTATATCCGAACAGTTTTAAATTTATAGGCTATAATTATATATTTTATTTATATAATTATAAAATAGTAAAAAAATAGTGACAAAGAAACAGAGTATGATAAAAGGCTTTATTATGCGTTTTTTTTGTTACTACTTTTTAATCGTGTAACGACACATAAACGAAACATTAGGGCTTAACGAAGCATCTGCCAGTGTTTCCTCCAAAATATTCGTGTCGGGTTACTATACTGATTGTTCCGGTTTGATCATTGACAGCCTTTGTGAACCGCTTGCGGGTAAGCCTGTTTTTGTGGCCGTTTTTGTCGCACCAATAACAAAAATCATCGTAAACCCGTTGCGTGGGTTTTCCGTCAATATTGCCGTATTCTTCCAAAAATTCTCCGATCGGGTTGTTCTCTGATTCATAGTCCGCAATGGCTTCAGCAACACTTCCAGGACGAGTAAAGTCGCCTTGCTTAATTAGCCTTCTTAATCCGTCTACCGCTAAACTAGTTAAACATTCCATTTCGTCTTGTGTCCATTCCTTATCTTTTAGACTAGTATCTTTATTTTTTGAGAAGTCTTGTGTAAGAGGAATCAGTAAAATTCGACTGAAAAATGCTTTGGATTTATCGCTTACAGGTGGCAGCCCATTCATAGCAAAGAACATTTTTGCATAAGGCTTAAAACTAAAAGCGTCCTGCCCTTTTTTTTCTGCGGTTACATGTTCTCCTGTCACTAGCTTTTTGAATACTGAACTGTCAGGCAAATAACTGTTTGGAATATCATCTCCTATGTTAGCTGCTTTGCCGTAGACCTCGATCAACCGGAACCGTTCCGCCGTATCCTGTAATGAAAGAAAACTGGCGTTTTCGCGCCCTAAAAGCCGAGTGATCATATTTAATAACGTGGATTTTCCATTGCTCCCATTAGGTCCGTAGAGCATTACTGCTCCTCGGAATGAATTTAGCATATAGAAACAATTTCCAATCGCTTCATAAAGTAAATCAATTACTTCTTGATCTCCTCCGGCTATCCGGCTAATTGTTCCGGTGATACTTTCGCATATTGGTGCATTGGGTTTGTAATCGTAGGGAAAACGGTTTAGAAATACATAATCCGGCCCGTAATTAAAAAATTGATTATTTTTTAAATCATATATCTTTGTTTTAAAAGGAATAAAATGTGGCGGGGACAGTTCTTTAACAGGGGTATTTAAATTGACTTTGATATATTTGTACACTTCCTTTCGTCTTGCATCTGTTAATGTCGGAATCAGCTTAAGCATATGTCCATGTAACGCTTCCTCGCCCTGTTTATACACGCCGTTGTCATAAATATGAATTGAGCCGTTGATCTTACATACACCGTGTTTCTTTATAAGATAATCACCCATAATATTATGAAGAAATTTGCGGCCCTCAAAAAATTCCGGGATATGCTCTAGGCCTATATCAGAAAAATCCTTTCTAACCTGATCCATCTGATAATTATTATGATCCTCTGCCGCGGTGCTTTTACAGCTTTTAATGGCGGTTTCGATGGTTCGCTTTAGGTAGTCCTTGCGATTCAGCTTCTTTTGATGCTCTGGATCCTTGCTGGAAGTATGGGGAGAGTTAAGAAATGCCTCCCGCATGGCTACGGGATTGCAGCTGCACCAATAGGCTAATTTATTCATCAGCCCTTGATCGTCTGCGCTCTCGTTGCCGTTTGGCCTGTCTCCATTCCACAAGGCTTTCAGCTTGGAATCCTTTTCAAGTCCGATTTTCAGTTGATCGGCGGGGCCCGTTGTGGATACCATTGGTATACCAGCGGTATCCATAGCGCCCACCGTGGTATTCCTTTGTATATCAGTGTATTCCGTGGTATCCTGCGGCTTGAAATAATAATCCACTGTGGCCTTAGTGATAGCGTTTCTTTCCTCTATGTCCTTGTTTTCGCCGTACCTGTCCCCGGTAATGATAAGATATTGTTTTTTGTTGTATATCTCAATTCCCGGCCATTTTTCGCCTAAAATATTGCAGGCTTGAAGCTTACACCTATTCTCTGTCAGTTCGAGATCAGCCTTAACTAAAACATGAAGCCCTTTTCCGCTTTGGCTTATCTCTGTATAGCTGTCCAGGTCGGTTACTATGTTTTTGGCTTCCGGCACTATGTATCCGGTTTTAGGGTCTACGACATTATCCAGATCAATTCCCACAATTCCATTGTTGTTAAGCTCAAAGCCCACGCCTTTGTATTTTCCGGCTTTTACTGCCTCTACAGCCTTGCTAAAGCTTGTCCAGGTTTCGGGCTGTCCTGCTTTTGCCGGGTAGCCTGTAACCGGGTTATAGGGGATTTTAGGCGGCTTTCCCGGCTTGCCCCAGCATACCCATTGATCTAAAGCCTTTAAGCTTTCTGGGATATTATCGAAATGCAATTTTGTCACCGTCTTTTCTGGAAAATTAGGGCCTAGGCTATGTGTGATTTCTTTCGCTGGTTTTTCCATACAAAAAATTCAATGAGGCCAATTATGTCGTCGCGATCCGATGGAGAAAGCGAGCATATTTCTTCTATTAATTCACCATCATCACGCACTTTTTCGGAATATTGATACGGCTCATTATTTGATTCCATAAATTCAATTAATCTTTGATTTGGCTGTTTTCCCACACAGTCGCAGTATTCCAGATATTCGGAAATCTGATAAGGGGCCTTTGTGTTTTCAGTCATGGCAGTATTCCTCACTTGCATAATTTAATAAAGAAACGGCAACACGAAAGCCGTAGATAAATCCCTGGTACTCGTGTTCCAGATTCGTGTTTGCTACTTCGTCCTCTGTGTATTCAGAAAATGTTTTTCGTCCTACCTCCGCAATCAGCCGGTTGGTAAGCTTTCGATCGGCCTTATCCACTTGAGGGCGATTGCGATAATCCTGTGACTGCTGAAACCAAATAAATAAATCTTCCAAATTGAAGTTTACCGGTTCCACTTGACGGATAAGCCTTTTTGTAGTATCCTTTACTTGGTTATCGAGATTTGCACTTGTAACGCTGGCGGGCGCTGCAGGTGCTTTTTCTTTTATCTGGCTCATTGCTTCATTCCTCCTTGGTTTTTAGCCCGCTCCAAGTTTACAGCATAGCTGAGAACGGCTTTAATAAATTGATCGTCGTTTCTATGTAGCGCGTACAACAAGTTTAGGAGGTCACAGTTCTCTTGGTTCATGTCTGTTGTATCCTTTCAAAAATAAGATTCTGGTAAAGTGGAAAACCTTTTTGGCGATAGAGGGCTTACCCTCCAGCATGGCGAGGATTTCTCTCAAATAGTCTTTGCTGCTCATTGATAACGCCCCTTTCGTGAATCTTCCTTTCTGCGCGCTGGCCTTTCAGGTATCCATAGGTAAACGCCTTGCAAATCGCATCACATATTCCTCTGCTGTTATCAGCGATTTCTATGATCTCTGACATTCGCATACAATAGTTAGGATCGATATCAATTTGTTGTATTCGTTCTAATAAGGTTCGTTTCATATGGATATCTCCTTTTTAAGATATCGGACTTTGGGATCCAGCGGGGACTCAATACATTGGATATCTTTTACACTTCCGATCTGGACTACCTCATATTCCTTTCTGCAATTCGTATAGGCAACAATGTCGTCCTTGTTTATGGTGGCCTTGTAAATGTATCTGGAAACAGAAATTAATTTAGCGCGATCACGGAACCACTCCGCGACTCTTTTCTTTAATGTCCATGCGGGTTCATTTTGAATTAAAAATTCGTATTCCGGAGGTAGGGTAGAGGCGCGGTATACCTCCAGAGTGCTTTTATCAATATATTCTCCCGGCAGATCGATAAGGTAATCAGTGGGACGGTATTTTTTAGCCCAGCGCACAAGATTTCTGTTGAAACGGCCTTCAGATGTGACATAAAATTCAAGGAAACATTCGTATTTCTTTTCAGGCGGAATCATTGTCCAGTATTGCCGTAGCTTTTGAGAGAATCGCCAATTCCCAGAGGCTAAGATGTCTATATAGATTTCATCATAGGAGAGAGGGGATTCATTTCTTAGCATTAGTTCCGCCTCCTTCGATATGCAGTGCCGATTTCATAGCTTCATGCTGTTCCATGACAAGAAGGGTTAATAATTCCAATCCAGGGAGAAATTCCTTCTTTTCGCTGCCAGGAGAGTGCCTTAACGATTCTGTGATCGCAAGCGTCATGCTGCAAATTTGTTTTTCACGGTTGCATATGCTTTTTAGCCAGCTTTTGTCCATGTTGATGCACTTCCTCTCTATAAGTGTTTTTTCGATATTCTTCTATGTATCCTCCGGCCAGAAGTCCGTTTAATGCAAGAGAGATGATAAAGATCGCTGTGGTTAGTTCATTCATTTGGATCACCTGCGTTCGCTCTTTCTTCCAGCCATTTTTTCAGCTGATCCACGGGCACAACTATTCTTTTGCCCAGCCTGATCGCCGGAAAGCCTTTGATGTTTGCCAGTTCATAGGCTTTGATTCTGCCAATACCTAACATCTGAGCCATTTCAGGGACGGTAACTGTCAATCTTTCCATGCCGTTCACTCCTTTAACTTAGACTTGCTAAGACAGAAATTTGTTGACAAAATAAGTCTGTCCTTTACCAGTCACTTTTGTTGTTCTGGTAATTCGGACCGAACCGTCAGGATTATTGATAGTTCTTTCTTTTACCTCAAACAGCCCCAGTTCCATAGATTTTTGGGTTGGCATATTAGCACTAGCGCCGGATTTAATTAGATAGCCGTGATCTCTAAGCCATGCAAAAAGTCTTTTTTGACCAATATCCACACCGTTTTGTTTGATGAGCTTCGCCAGATCACCAATTAGAATAGAGGTTTCAGAAGCTTCCACCGCATCCGCAAACAGGGCTTTCGGCTTCATTTCAGCAATTTGGCTGTTCAGGCGGCGGAAACTCTCCAGGGAAGTTCTGACAAAAAGCTTGGTGGCTTCATCAGCGCTTGGGAAATATGTATTGAGGAAAAGATCGTCGTTTGCTACATAGCCGCCGGTTTTGCGGATTGTGGGGAGGACTTCATTGGTTACCCACCTACGGAATGGTTTGGCCTGCGGTTTGTCAGACCGGAGAATCACATTGTATAGGCCCGCTTCGTTGACGATGGTGGTGTTTTGCTGTCTACCGAGTGAATCGGTGAGGTCAGTCTGGCTTACCTCATCTACGTCAAGTCGCTGGGCAGTCATTTTATGATTATTGATTTCCAGTACTTCGCAAACATCTTTCAGAACCCACCAAGGTTCTCCGTTTCTTTCAACAGTTCGAATTTGTTTATCCTGGTATTTGAAAATTTGTAGGTCGTTCATTTTTTATTCCTTTCTTTCTGATAATTGTTTTATTGCGTTTACGCGAGTTTGCTTCCAAAAAAAATAGTACTACATTCGTTTGGGCTTAGTTCTAAAATTTTTGAAATCATTTGCGCTTGTGCAATAGTAAAGGAACCACCTCCAGCACCTAATTTTCTGTAATAGGTGCTTTGGTCTATACCTAGTTTTTCTGCTACTGCTGCGCCAGTCAATCCTAATTCTACGGTTTTTCCTTTTAAGCGGTTCACATCAATCTGCATAATAAATCACCTCTTTTCTTGCGTTTGCGCGAATTTTGTGTTTATATAATACTCGCTTAAATGCGAGTTGTCAACCCTTTTTTCTCATTTTTTGAAAAAAATATAACTCTTGTTCTTGCATTTTTGCGAATATTATGTTTTAATATAAACGACGAGGTGATTATTATGGATATCGGAGAGAGAATTAAGACGAGGCGTAAAGAGATTGGGTTATCTGCCGAACAAGTGGCAGATCAACTAAAAGTATCTCCTGCGACAATTTATAGATATGAATCAAGCGATATCGCTAATATGCGTATCGATAAACTAGAGCCGATTGCTAAAGTATTAAAAACAACTCCTGCTTACCTTATGGGTTGGGAAGACAAAAAAGAAAATGGTTTAGATAATGATGATCCAGAAGAATTAATAATACTAAATCGCACAGCGAAAAAAATGACGCCAGAAAAACAAAAGAAATTACTCGAAATAGCTAAAATTATGTTTGCGGAGGACTTTAAGAAGAATGAGTAGCGCACCTGATTATTCTACTGCAACTAATAAAGCTTATGAAATTCTATCTAAAGTGGATCCTTTTAACTTGGAAACAGATATCAATAAAATATTGAGTTTATTTCCTAATATTGCAATCCATACCTACACGGAAATCGCTAATAGATTTTTTGAATCTTTTTATGATTATCTGGGTACTGTTTCTAGTGAGTACGGATATACGATTTATAATCCATATATAGGAAAAGCTGAGATTTTTTATAACGATACCAAGGATTACCGCACAATTAAATTTACATTGGCGCATGAATTAGGGCATATTGTATTGGGACACACTGAAGATAATGACATTTCTCAAAAAGAAGCTAGTTGTTTTGCTAGAAATTTATTGTGTCCTGTACCGATTATAGATGAATTAGAATTAAAAACTATAAATGATATTATATATATTTTCGATGTTGGAGAGCTAATGGCGGCAGTATCGTTCAATTATTTTGAATCGGATAGATATTACATTAGAAAAGATTTAAAAGATACGTTGCGTTTACAAACATATGCCTATATGTGTGGCTATAGCAGTATTGAAGAAATGTATGGCATATCTTATAAGACTGGATAAAACAATGGCCGTAGTGGAGAGGTCAAGCTTATTGACAAATAGAAAAGAAGCGGTTATAATAAAAATGAAAAGGCAGACTACACACGGTTTGCCCCTCATAGTTTTAAGCTAAGAAATAGCCGCCGACTTTGGAAGGGTATGGGCGGTTATTTCTTTTTTATGTTTATGGCAACTGTTACGCATAGCGTAGCTACCCCGATCATTACAGCGCAGAATTGGAACAACTCTGAATATGTAACATACATCGGCAACACCCCCTCGCTTAAGAGGGGAAAGAAATGTCACCCCTCTATAATCAGAGGGACAAACCGCCCAGGTGTAAGCCTGTCTTTTCGTTGGTATTGTATCATGCTGAGAGAAAGAAATCAATAAAAGTTTCTAAAGGCAATGATCTTATGCTTGCAAAAAAGGCTGTTTTTGAGGTCGTTTATTAAATATAAGGGATTAACCTTACAAAAAAGCCGTTTTTTGCGATGTTACGGTTTGATTTAGCAAACATGTCGCTAAAAACAACCAAAATTAAACAACAAAAAAGCCGGGGGCGTGAACCCTCGGCTAATAATCTATGTAAGTTATTCAGCTTTTTTGTATAGGGGAATCTTGACTTCAAGCTGGGCCTGTTCTGCCCAGTCAAGAAGTGTGTTGGTGGCGTTCCGGGTAACTTGTACATCTTCTTTGATAATTTCCACATCTTCTTGTAACGTGTTGACGTTTTCTTTTAGCATGGCTACATCGGCACGCAGTTCATTCTGGCCTTGATCTAATTTGTCTAATCGTTCATTGATAGGTTTTAAGAGTTCTGCAATGGCTTGTAAATCTTTCTGATCTAACATTTTAATTGCCTCCTGTTAACCGGCTTTTGCTTCCAAAGCTTCCAGGCGTTTTTCCAACTGCTCAACTTTTCTTTCAAGTTCCCATTGCTTTTCATGAGCCAGCTTGTAGCCATCGAATAGGGAATCAATGCGCTTGGAGACATCGTTTTCGATGAGGATTTTTACACCTCTAATTTCTTCCTTGATGTTTTCATTAAGTCTTTTTTCTAAGCCGTCCATACCTGCGATAATAGCTTGCAACATTTCTTTGGTTTCAACGTCCATTTATATACCCCCTTTGTGGTTATGATTATACCACGTGAGGGGGCGGGGGACAAGATGTAAAAATAAGGTGGTGATCTCATGGCAAAAAGAAACGCTCAAGGTGCCGGCTCTATTCGAGAAAGAAAAGACGGGCTTTGGGAAGCTCGGTACACCGTGGGTCGGAATCCTGCGACTGGGAAACAAGTAAGGAAAAGCGTTTATGGCAAAACCCAGCAGGAAGTGAGAAAAAAACTCACCGCAATAACTTCCGATCTGGATAATGGAGTATTTACAGAGCCGTCAAAGCTTACCTTTGGCAATTGGTTAAAAATATGGTTAGATGAATACTGTGGATCCATAAAACCCAGGACAAAATCACTTTATGAAAATTGTATTGAATACAGGATCAAGCCGTTTCTAGGCTCTGTGAAGCTTCAAAAATTAAAACCTGCCATGATACAAAAGTTTTATAATGATGCCTTAAACGGCAAGCAGGACAATAAAAAGGCTATATCCCCAAAAACAGTAAAGAATCTGCATGGAATTGTCCACAAGGCTTTGCAGCAGGCAGTTGAGATAGGATACATCAAATTGAATCCCGCTGCTGTTTGCGTATTGCCTAAGGTGCAGAAAGCAAAGATCAACCCGATGGACGAACAGCAAACAAAGCTGTTTATCAAAGCGATAGTAAATGAACCTCTGCGCCGGCTGTTCCTGGTAGCGCTGTTTACTGGAATGAGGGAGGGGGAAGTCATTGGCCTCACATGGGATAATGTTGATCTGAAAAATGGGACAATCTACATTACACAGCAGCTGCAGCGGCATGATGGGGAATACAAATTGATGCCGCCGAAAAACAGCAAGTCCAGGTTGATTGTACCCGCTCCGTATATCATGGATATATTAAAGGAAGAACAGACGGCTCAAAAAGAAAACAGGCTAAAGGCCGGCCCTTTATGGGAAAATAAAAAGGGGTTTGTTTTTACCAATGCTATTGGCGGCCATTATAGCCAGCAATATGTCCATAAGAAGTTTAAGAACGTGGTTCAGTCTATTGAAATGCCAAGCCTTAGGTTCCACGATCTGCGGCACACTTATGCCGTGGCAGCTATTAGGGCGGGGGACGATATAAAAACCGTATCTGAAAATCTCGGCCATGCGTCTGTGGCTTTTACCTTGGATATTTATGGTCATGTTACCGATGAGATGAGGCAAAGCAGCGCAGAGAGAATGCAAACTTATATAGATAGACTGCAAGCATAAAAATGGGGTGGTTTTTACCCCTCAAATTACCCCTTACAGAAAAATATAAGCCATGTTAAGACGTATCACAATAAGAAACAAACGGCTTGTTTTCTGCATTTTAGCACATATCAGCACAAGAAAAAACATATAAAAAAGGGTGTTATCGGGTTCAAGTCCTGTTACCCGCACCATGAGAACAGAGGTCGAGATTTGGAACTCAAAAATGAGACATCTAAATTTCAGCCTCTTTTTCTATGCTGAAAACTGAGAATTCAAGCTATCTTTTCGGTGTTTCCCTCTCTTGTAGAAATGAGACACCCAAAATGAAAAACCAAAAAATCAGAATGTAAAAATGAAAATGGATCAAATCTGAACCCGGAATTCTCATTTTTAGAGGGTATCTTTTTTGTCAACGCTTCCCATATGTCGAAGAAACCGATTTTGTGTAAAACAAAGTCGGTTTCTTTATTTTCTGATTTGTGTTATACTCATTTAGGGTGGTGTAATGGCTAAGGGATTTTCAGCATACGATTCGGCACTAATGTTCTCTAATTCTTTTAAGATTTTACTTACTGAACATATGTTGGAGCGGACAACCGGGAACTATGAAAAATTCACATTGCTGATTCCAGCAATGGTAAATGGTGCATTTGCATGTGAACTATTTCTTAAAGCTTTATTGGAAGTTCCTCTTAGAGGGCATAAGCTTTATAATGACTTGTTTTGTAAGTTGGACTTGTCTACTGCACAAGAGATAGAAACAGTTGCCATTGAATGCTTTAAAAAGAAAAAGAACACCGTAATTAATTCGGAGCAATTTATTTCTAATTTTAAGACTATAGAAAGATCTTTTGAAGAGTTCCGTTATTTTTACGAACCCCAAAATGACAATGAAATGAAAGTATATAATATTGATTTTCTTGAAATCCTGGTCTTTTCATTAAGAGCAATCTGCGAGCAAAGATTCGACATAAGGCCGGTACAGGAGTAACAAAGGTTGGTATCTTTTTTGTCAGCGCTTCCCATAGAAAAGACATCGCGACTATGTGGCGTCTTTTTCTTTCGCCCTTCCAGAAAACAGGTCCCTGCCAACTAAAGTGTGGTATTTATAAAGCAACCGCTTGCACGGTTGTGCCTGTTCTTGTATTTTATTCAGTCGGCTGATAATATGGAATTGAACAGAACTACAAATTTGAATTTGATGAGGTAATTTTGTTGGAGAAGATTATTGAATATATTAAGCAAAAATATAACCCTCTTTCCATCAGCCGGATTATGAAAATCAGATTTCAAAAACAGTCATTGATATTAGAAATTGATAAAATGTTTCAATATATGGAGAAAAAGGAAATTATTCATACGGGGAAAGTTGAGTTTACAGAAATAGATATAGATGATTGCGATGTTTTGGTTTTTGACCAAACGGTTAATGAAGGGAACTTTTCCGGGAAAGCAATCACTTTAAAGGATTATATAGATCAGTATTCAGATGCTTACTTTGAAATTTTGACAGAAGGATATAATGGGTACTGTACAATATATTCAGGGTGGATTTGGCGTCCAGAAAAAGAACCTGTAAGTGGAATAATGAATATTTGGAATATAGGAGACATGATATATAAACTTGATTCATAAATTCCCGTTTGTCAGACCGGCAACCGCATCCCTTTCGCCGCTTTGCGGCTGTCCTCCCGGCCCAAAAACAGCGCGGCCCGCCCCCGCGCGGCGC